TATGAAAAAGAAATCTTACACCTCACAAAACTAACAAAGGAGTTCTCTAATGAGCTTACAAATCACTCAGCCCATGCTGGACAAAGTGAATTATTTTCTCAGAGCATTTCCAACTAAGGAATGGTCTGGCCCAGCGTGGTATTTAGCAGCCGATATTTCCAAGCAAGGATTTCCAGAAGATTTCATATTAATGGACTTTCATCCTTTGGATTTAGGTGATACGGCAAGTACAGAATGGGATTCAGACGATTTTGCGAAAATATTAAAAACGAAATACAAAAAAGATACGAAGTTAAAGAAATGCTATATTGGATTATTGCATTCTCATCACAATATGGGTGCATTCTTTTCAGGAACAGATACTGGAACTTTAGAAGAAATGGCTCCGGAGAAAGGATTCTACCCAAGCTTGGTAGTTTCAACAAAGGCAGATAAACAATTTGCATTTTCATTCAGTTATCTTGACCAATATGGAAAGACTACCATATTTACTGATGAAGTAAAAATCGAAAAAGCTAAAGGCTGTAAAGAATGGGAAGCTATTGCGAAGAAAATCAAGAAAGATAATGAGACTGCAGTTACTACCTATCAGCCTAAATCAGGATATAATGGTTATGGAGGATACCAAGGAAGTTTCGGTTGGGCTGTTGATGATGTAGTTGTACTGGAGGATGATAAGATGCAGAAGGGTAAAGATATCTGGTCTAAATACCGGAATCCTCAAAATGGCATGACTCAAGAAGAGATGGTTAAACAAATGAAAAAGATTGGTATCAATAATCCGTATATACTGTTTAGCAGGACTGGGTACGGGTATTAATATGCTTGAGAATAGATTCCTGCGAAATAAGGACTTGATTAACCAGAAATTGTTGAATGAAATTACTGTAATAGGTTTGGGTGGCATCGGTTCAACCGTTGTCACCCTGTTAGCCATTATGGGTTGGGATAAAATAATAGGCTGGGATAATGATACTTTAGAAGCTCATAATCTTAGCAGTACAACTTATCCAACCAGTTATGTCGGAGTTTCAAAACTATTAGCAGCAAGTCATATAGTTAGTGATTACTCACATGGAAAAACAAAGTTCGTGGAAGGAGAACGTAACTGGGATTCAAGTAAACCATTGGGTATCAAAGTTATAACCTGTTTAGATAATATGGACACAAGACTTGAAGCTTATGAAGCATGGAGACAAATAGTACATGATTCTAATGCACATACTATGGTATGTCAGAATGCATTCTTTATTGATTTAAGAATGAGTGCTTTAAGTCTAGAAATGATTACAATTACTTGTAGAACTGGTGGTTTCCTTCAAAATAGTGAAGAAATTTATGAAAAGCATTGGGTACCCGACAGTCAGATTGAGCCAGCTCCTTGTACAATGAAACATACGATATTTGCAAGCAGTATTATAGGTGGTTTAGGAGTGAATCAAGTGTTTAATTGCGTTGCAAATAAGCCATATTATTCATACATTTGGACTGGTCTATTGCCGTTAAATCTTGAAAAAGATAATCTAGTAAAACCAATAACAATGGAGTAAAATAACATGGATATTAAAGTCCGTAGTATCTCCACAGATTGGTCAGTAATGCCCGGAGGGTTGACTTGGTTTTTCATCGGTCAACCCAAAACTGGGAAAACTACTGCTGCCAGTGCGTGGAGTGAAAAAGGCCAAGCTGGTGTCTTATTAATAGATACTGACTTAGGCGTAGATTTTGTTGAGGGTGCTAACACAGTAACTGTCAACAGTCTAAATCCACCCGAGGAACTAATAAAAGAAAAAGGCGAACAAGTCTACGATAAAAAAGGTCGTCCCCAAACAAAGATATTAGCCCCAAATAATAGAGGTTTTTATCATAGGATAGGCAAACAAAAAGGCAAACAGATGGAAGTCTACTCTATGCAGGAAATTTTTATGTGGTTATTTGATGAATGGGACAAACTACCTTACGATACTGTAGTAATTGATACGATTGATGAAGTAAATGGATGGATAGAAAAAGAAGTAACAAAGGAATTGAATATTTCTGCTATGGGAGAAGGACAGTGGGGTGCAGATTGGGGTAAAGCAAGGCGAAGAAACGTTGATATAGTTAAAAGATTTCAAGGATTCTTAAAAAGTAAAGGAGCTAATTTAATTATTATCAGTCATTCCAAAAGTACTCAAATTACAGACAGTAAAGTACAATTATCTCCAGATTTACCAAGAGGATTAGCATATGCATTAACTGCTAAAGCTGATGTGATTGGTTATTGTACTGCAGACAAAGATAGTAAAGGATATTTTATATCTTTTCAAGCTTACGATGAAAGAACTGTAGGCAGCAGGTTAAAACCTCTTGCTCAACAAACATTAGAGCTTAGCTATGATTCAATTAAACAGCAAATCTTAACCTTTGAAAAGGAGAAAGCCAATGCCAAGGTTTAGACCAAATTCAACAGTAAATAGTGTAGGAAGCTCATTTGGAGGATTTATGGAAGGACAAATCGTTGATTTCAACGAGCGTTCAGATGAATTCGACTGGGCAGACATCTTTATTGATGTCACATTCAGAGTACCAATCAGCCAATATCCAGTAATCTATTCTCTAAAAGGAACCTACGACAGAGAAGACGATGGTAATATAAAAAGTTGTTCTTTATTAAATAGAATATACTACTTATTTGATGCCATTGGATTCAAAGGTGGTCCCAATGTAAAAGGAGAATGGGAAGACGACAACGGAGAAATTATACCAAAAATCGACCTACATCTAAGCGAAAATCATATTGCCAAAGACGTACTAAAATCTGACAATAATCCATACCATATATTTGTTTATAAGGAATGGGTTGCCGACAAAGGAAAGGCATACACCAGAGTTTGTCCCAAAATCGTTATGAATACGACAAAAGGGATAGCTGACTTAAAGTCTTATGTAGCCTTCCTTCGGCAAAAAGGCATCCTAAAAGAATATACAGGTGAGTCTACTCAGGAAGGCGACATCCCTTCCACTACTAACCCATCTACAGTTCCTTTCTGATAGGTTAATCTGTGTACATTGAGGTGGCAATCGGCAGTCCACGAAAACGAGGGCTGCTGATTCCCCTTGATACATTGCCTGATTTGATATATAATGAAGGCGAAAAGCAAGCTGTATATCGTAGCACATATCTTTATTACGAAGATGCTATTGATTACAGAAAAATCAAGGGGAGTCTCAAGGATTTTCTTGGGACAAGAGGAATAGATTGGGTACCTATTGACATTGACAAAGGTCAGAATACAGACGAGTTTACTCTCGATACTGTAAGAGGACTAATTTATGAATTAGAAGATTACGGTGCAAAAGAAAGTAACTATTGTATATATTTTAGTGGCACTGGTTATCATATAATGATACATGCTGATACCTTTGGTTTTGAAAAGTCACGGGACCTTCCTTATATAGTAAAAGAAACAATGAAAAGTATGTTTAGCTACGTTGATGCTTCGGTTTATATGCGAACTGCAATGATAAGATGCGATGCAAGCTTGAATGCAAAAACTGACCTTTATAAAATTCCAATTAGTAAAAATACTATTTTTATGAAGGACTATACTGATATACATAAACTTGCTAAGAAAAGAATACAAATAGAAGATTATCAGATTGAAAAAGAAATAGATGGAGAAGGTGAATTAAAAGATTTTGTTAAAAAATCAATTCCCGGTATCCGAACTTTAGCAAGCGTAACGGAACCTTCCAAGTTTGTAACTTGTATGCAAACAGCATATAAGCTTGGCCCAGTTCAAGGCACACGAAATAATACTATACTAAGATTAGCCGCTCACTATAGAAAGTCTGGAATAACCTCTGATGCTGCAAAGTCCGCTATTTTACATTGGAATAATAAAGCATTAGATGAGCATTTAGTTCTTAAAAAGATAGAAGACACATATAACAGAGGATATATTTATAAATGTAATGACCCTATCATGTCATTGCATTGCAATCCAAAGTGTGTTTACTATAAAAACAAAGACTATAGCATAGATATATTTCAGTCTGATGATATGCAGAAATCTTTAGAGACTAGAATGGATACTAACTTTAAAGGGAAAACTATCCAGCTTGGAAAATTACTTGGATTACCTGAACAGATTGATTGTGATATCTATCCGGGCGAATTAGTAACTATCTTTGGAGCTACTGGTTGTTCAAAAACTACTCTGGCTCAAAATATAGCGTTAGGATATAATACCAAAGAAGATATCATTG